CAAGGGCAACCGCAACGACTGGAAGAAGGACAACTGATGTACACGGTCTTCATGGAAGACAAGGACGGCGACGAGATCTGGCTTGCCAGATTCGACAGCCACGGTCTGGCAAACGATCTGATGAACAACCTCATCAGGGGCGGAATCAAAGCGTGGGTGGAGGAGTACTGATGAGCGGCATAAAGATCGAGTTCTGCACGGACAACGCAGCTTTCGATGACTCCATCGAGCGCGGCAGATTCTTCTGCGAAGTCGAAGACGTGCTCGAACAGGTGAAGCTAGGTCTGGAGTCTGGCAAGGATTTCGGACGTTTGAAGGACAGCAACGGCAACCGTGTCGGGTTCTGGCAATACGAGGAGGACAAGTGAAAGACGAACAGCAGCAACGAATTGTGCGAGCTAAGACAGCTATCGAGGCGTACGCCGCCCTCTCCGGCGGCGGCTCGTTCGAGGAAGTCTTCTCCGATCTGCTGGCGGATCTCATGCACTACTGCGATCACCTCAACCCTCCGACTGAGCCGATTCAGTTTGACATGGATGAGGTCTGGGACCGCGCATACACCAACTACACCGCAGAAATCGAGGAGAACAAGTGACACCGAACGCAATGCCGTCGAAGGGTTCGCCGCTCACAGCAGTGAAGCGGGAGCGCACGACCCGCTGCAGCGCAAGCTACGGCAGCTACACCTGCTGCTACGACACGCACACCGTGAAGGTTCCGGCGATCAAGCGGGGACCGCGCACCATCCGCAACACGCAGATGGCCGATCAACTGAAGGAGAGGTTCAAGTGAGGCAGCTTGAGTTCAACTGGAACGGCGGCACAGTCATCCTCCGCCAGGAAGCCGATCAGGTTCTGTTCCCAGTCCTAGGTGGAGGTTTCGAAGCCGCCCCGTGCATGTGGTTCGCCATGTGTTTGCGTGACGCGGTCACGACGATGAGCCACCCGGTGATGTGCGACGTGCCCATCTGCGGGGAGTGCAACGACAAGGTGTCAGCGTGGTGAACGACCCTGTGCTGCAACGGGTACACGACCTAGCCAACAAACTGAGAGACGAGGAGAACGAAGAATGAGCGTTGTAGTTATGCAGAAGACGGACGGCTTGTACGTCGAGGAGATCGAGGCTCAGTTCATCACTGACGCGGCGGAGATCCTCGAGAACTACGAGCCTGAGATTGCGGCTGAGCTGGTCCAGGTGATGGATCGAGCTTTCGAGAAGTACGACGACCTCGAAGATCTGATCAAGACGTTGGAGCTGATCTCCTACCGGGCTGAGAACCTGCTGTACCCGCAGGGTTATCAGATCCGTTGGGACGTGATCGAAGGTTACGTGATCGAGTCGGAGGACTGATGAAACCGCAAGCTATCTCGCACGTAGTGACTGCTATCGCAGCCGCGCTGCTGGCGCTGGGTGTATCCGCTATGGCTCGCGGCGAGTTCGACATGTCGCAGGAAGCTTTCCCCTGCGTCGAGGACGAAGTCCTCAGCTACGCACCACAGTTCGGCCCAGACCGGGTCGGCTGCCTACACATCGAGGAGATCAAGTGATCGACATCAAAGAAAGCGTCACCACCACAATCACCGTGGAAGCGGAGAACCTCTACGACTTCTACAAAGCGGTGGGCCGGATCCCTGGCAGCGGCACCCACGTGGTCACAGGGACCATCACCATCACCAAAATGGAGGAGAGCGAGTAATGGCTAAAGACAAAGCTATCCGGAAGTTCGACGTTCAGCCCGTCGAGAACGGAGACGGCGAGCTGCGAGCGTTGAAGATCCAACCCACCGTTAGGTGGACTCGAGAATCAGCGAACGGCAAGACGCTCGACTACGGGAGCACAGAGGACGAGGGCGAGCCGCTCATCGTCCCTATCCACAAAGTGGCCGATCTGGTTCGTGAGCTGACGGACTGGCCGATCTGGTATGCAACAGGAAAGGACAACTAGACATGAGCAACATCGACAAACTGCGGGACCGCGTAGCCAAGCTTCTCCGCCAGGCGGAGGACGTGGCAGGCACACCGGAGGAAGGTGTGTTCCACGCCAAGGCTTTCGAGCTGATGGCGAAGTACGGAATCGACCAAGCCTCCGTCGACTCCGCCAAGCTGGGGCTCGACACCTCAGATCTGCGAGACGCAATCCAGTGGATCGTCAAGATCGACGGCAAGTACGCGCAGGCGCAGCTCATGCTGCTGCATAGCCTCGCTATCGCGCTGCACTCCAAGACCGTGTACTCCAAGTCACGGAGCGGAGAGCTGAACATGTTCGTCTACGGTGTGCCGTCGCACATCGAGCGGATCCAGATGCTGTGGAACATCCTGCAGCCTCAGATGATGCGGCTCGTGGACAAGGTTCGGCCGGACTTCGACTACTCGTCCAGCAAGCACCGTTTCAACTACGAAACCGGTCAGTACGAGCGGGTTCGCACGGCCAATGCCGGCTACCTGAAGAGCTACCGGCGTTCGTGGATCGCCGGGTTCGCTTCGTCTGTCGGTGATCGACTGCTGGAGCAGGAGACGAAAGCGTTGGAGTCGGACACCTCCGGCGCTTTGGTTCTGTTCAAGGGCGATTCGGAGCGTGCTGCGTTGGCGCTCCGGAAGGCGCACCCGCGCACCGGGCGGGGTCGAAGCACCCGCATCAACAGCGAAGGTTACATCCACGGTCAGCGCGACGGCCGTAACGCTTCGTTCAATCACGCACTGGTTTAAGGAAAGGAAACAACACATGTTCACGATCAACGGTAAAGACATGGCGCACCTGCTGCGCCACCTGCACATGGCTCGCATCGACGCTAACGACTTCTTCGAGGCGGAGGCCGACGAGAGCCGCAAGGAGGCGTTGGCGTTCTTGGGTGCGGAGGCCGCGTCTTCTGCGGGGATCCTCTGCACGGTCCTCGAGGGGCTGCTGCACAACAAAGACAACTGGAAGGACTAGTAGCTATGAATGGTTGGCCGACGATGCGGTCCGACGTGCATGAGGCGTTGGATTTGTACATCGAGTACATGGAGTGCGACGGCGACGAAATCGATAACGATGACGCCCGGTGGGCGTTTATCGACGCCGCTATCGAAGTGTTGGAGAAGCTGACCGGCCGTCAGGTCGGTGACGAGATCGCCGCGAGAGGAGATTGAGAATGAGTGATCAGTTGGAGCGGATCAAAGCCGCTGTGCAGGCGTACCTCGAAGAGGACGCCCAGGCACGCAACGAGCTTCGAGAGATGGCGGAGGAGGCTGAAGAGGACGACGACTACTACGACTACGACCAGGCGTGCTACGACACCTGGGAGTCGATGTGGGGGCGCGGCAAGTCGTTGGCCGACGAGCTGGCCGAAATTCTGAAGGAGGCTCGATGAAGCAGTGGTCTGCGCTGCTAGCGGCTCTGTCCTTGCTGTTCGTGCTGAAGCAACCTGCTACAGCTCAGGCAGCGCCGCTGTGTGAGCCTCGAAGTTTGCAGCACGCTTTGGAGCGCGGCGAAACCGTCGACTCCGACTCCCGCTGGCACGTCCTGCGGGGGGAGCTACCGACGTGCGGAGCCAACGAACCACTACGAGCCGAAACGTCACGTGACGGATCGGCCGGCGACGGCAAAAGCCGGTTCTGTCGGAAGTCGTGGATATGCTGACCGCATGTTTGAAAGCACGTTGCACGATCTGCGGGTGGAGGGCGAAAGCTTCCGGGGAAGCTTTCCTCTACCTGGCAGTTCAGGCCCACACAGACAGGAGGTCGGCAGGCTCTGAGCGTCAAGGTGAGTATCGCGATAGACGACGACGACGAATGGCTCAACCCTGTTCGTGACTTCCTCCTGACCCGACAGCATCAACTGCTGTTCCGTGAGGTGGTCGATGACGAGTCGATGATGTTCGGTGAAGCCGTGCATTCCGTTTACGTTTTGGAAGGTTCCATATGACAGAGATCATGCTGCCGCTGCGTAGTAAGTCAGCTCAACCAGTACACCCGCTGCCCTCAGGCGTACAAGCTGGGGCGCATCGACAAGGTGTGGGCGCGGCCAGCCGCGTGGCTGCCGCAGGGCACCGCCGTACACGCCGTCGCTGAAGCGTGCGAGAAGCGAAGCGCAGCAGGTGACCCTATGTCGCTTGATGAAGCTAAGGAGCTGTTCCGCAGCGAGTACGCGGCCGGCATCAACGAGCTGTGCGAGGTGACACCGAACTTCGACTGGTGGTTCTGGTCAGGCCCGTACAACGGCGAGCGTGACATCGAGCGCCGGTTCGAGATCGGGTTGGAGCAGGTGGAGAAGTTCTTCGAGTGGCGTCAGTCGCCGGGGCAGCACATCTTCGTGGCCTGCGACGGCAAGCCAGCCATCGAGCTCGAGTTCGCCATCAACCTCGACGGAATAATGGTGCGAGGTTTCATCGACGCCGTCGTGGTGGACGACGACGGCGAGCTGCGGGTACGCGACTACAAGACGGGTAACTCGCCTGGTGATGACTTCCAGTTGGGTGTGTACTCCGTGGCTGTCGAGGAGCTGTACGGCGCTAAGCCGCCTAGGGGTGACTACTTCATGGTGGGTAAGCGCGGCGCTAAACCGCGCATCTCAGGGCCGTACGACCTGTCGCGGTGGACCCGCGAGGCTGTATCTGCGAGGTTCCATGAGGTTGAGGCCCGCATCCAGGCGGGCGACTTCGAGCCGGACCCCGAACCGGGCAAGTGCGGTTTTTGTGATGTCAACTACTACTGCCCTGTTTTTGCAGCTCAAACTTGACACCCACCAAGTAACACCTTCCTACAAGGAGTAACGCCAATGAACGAATACCGTAAGAGCACCACGCTGACCCAAGACACGGACTACTGGTTCGTGGTGATGGGTCCGATCCCCAACATGCCGGATTGGCACATGAGCCTGTACGCGCAGCAGTCGTACGCGTTCCCTTCGGAGCAAGCCGCACGGCGGTTCGCTATGACTTCCAGGGAGCGTGACTGGGACAGAGATATCAGCATCAAAGAGCCTGACGGGAACCTCTACAAGGTTCCTTTCGTAGGAGAGGATTGGCAGTGACTGTTTTCGAATGGGATCCGAACGACCCGGCGCTGTCCGCCCGTGCGCCGCACGAGGTGGCTGGGATCCTCCGCTGGCATCAAGCGAAAGTGCCTTCGCAGAAGATCATGGAGCTTCTGAAGATGCGAGGCACCCAGTTGATCAAGGACATGGAAGTGGCCAAGTCGAAAGCTGACAGGGCCCGTGCCCTGCACATCCCTGTCCACGACGCACTGATCATTCAAGACAACAGTTAGGGAGGCTTGTGTACACACCCAGGCAGTCGCTGTACATACGCGGGTCGGCCGGCGATCCCCTGCCGTCTGTGTGGAGCTCACTAGACCACAAAGGCACCCAGCTCCGCAGAGGTCAGCTCGCGCTGATCTGCGCCGGACCCGGCACAGGCAAGTCTGCGTTCGTCCTGGCGTACGCGCTGAAGTCGAAAGCCCCTACCCTGTACTTCTCAGCGGACTCAGACGCGTTCACCCAGCTATCACGGTCGGTGTCCATACTGTCAGGGTGGCCGCTGGACAAGTCAACACGCGCCGTCCGCAAAGCGGACCTGGGCGAGGTCGCAGCCGATCTTGACGACATACCGATCAGGTTCAACTACAAGGCTTCACCTTCCCTGGACGTGCTCGAGGAGTCCCTCGAGGCGTACAACGCTTTGTACGAGGACTACCCGGCGCTGATCGTCGTTGACAACGTGACGAACGTCCGGACCGAAGCCGGTGACGGCGACGACCCGTTCTCCGGATTGGAGTCTCTGATGGACTACCTGCACGAGATGGCACGCGAAACCGGCTCTTGCGTCGTTGGGTTGCACCACGTCACCGGGCCCCACAACGACGGCGACAAGCCGATACCGCTGTCCGGAATCAAAGGTCAGATCGGTCGTGTGCCGGAGCTGATCCTGACGTTGCACCGTGTCCCCAACGAGTTCGGACCCGACTACCTGAACGTCTCCACGGTGAAGAACCGTGGCGGCAAGTCGGATCCGTCCGGCCAGGACTTTGCACCGCTGCTCTTTGAGGGGGAGACGATGAGGATCGATGATTTCTCCGGATAACTTGACACCCACCAAGGAGCTGTGACGTGGCCGGCAGGCGGAGGCGTTACCCGCCGAACAACGTTCAAGCCAAACGGAAAGCGTGCATCGACTGCCGCGACGAGGGTATCGACACAAAACGAAAAGCCCCACATCCAGGGCCACGCTGCGCGACTCACCATCGAGCTAGACGTAGAAACCGCTCGACGGCTACGTGGGCCCAACGCATTTACGAAACCTACGGAATCACCGAACACGAGTACTGGGAGATCTATGAGCACCAAGAAGGTTATTGCTTCATATGTCGTAGAGCTAACGGAAAACGAAAACGGCTCTCGGTGGATCACTGCCACGCAACAGGGACAGTCAGAGGTCTTCTTTGCACTGCATGCAACAGAAACGTTATCGGACATCTTAGAGACGATCCGTGCGCTCTCGAGCGAGCTGCTGAGTACCTCCGCCAGCCACCGGCTGTACAGGTGCTAGGGATCAGGATCACACCAGATTGTCGATAGCAGAAGTTATTCAACGCTACTACCCGGATTGGGATGCCCCGCCGGACTACCGCGAGTGGAACCGCTGTTTATGCCCGTTCCACGGCGAGTCCACGCCGTCAGCGGCCGTCAGTTACGACCTCGACGGCTTCAACTGTTTCGCGTGCGACGTTCGCGGGGACGCGATCTCGATCATCCGACACGAAGAGGAGGTGAGTTATGCAGAAGCTAAGCGAATCGCAGAGAGCTTATCTGTGGGATGCCACCAGCCGGTACAGAGAAAGCCTGCCAGGAAGTCCAGCCGCAGAGTATTTGGAGAGCCGGGGGATACCTCCCGCAACACCGTTCGGGCTGGGATACGTAGCAGATCCGCTCCCTGGACATGAGCTGTACCGGGGTTGCCTCGCTATCCCTTACCTCCGCTGGTCGCAGTGGAGGGGATGGTCGGTGGCTTCTATCCGGTTCCGCCGCCTCGACGGCGAGAAGCCGAAGTACATGACCGTGCCCGGGGAGAAGCCGCGCCTGTATAACACGCACGCGCTGACCCGCTACTCGAAGGACATGGCGATCACCGAAGGGGAGATCGACGCGATCTCCGCTGAGCTGGCGGGTGTTCCTGCCGTGGGTGTTCCTGGTGCCCAGATGTGGAAGCCGTTCTTCCGTGAGCTGTTCATGGGTTACCGGAACGTGAACATCCTCGCGGACGGTGATGAGGCAGGTATGGCTTTCGCCCAGCAGGTGGCGAAGTCGCTACCTAACGCACGGATCATCCCTATGCCTGACGGCGAGGATGTCAACTCTCTAGTGAAGTCGCAGGGCAAACATGCCCTGCTGGAAAGGATCTGAATTGATCACCGTTTACACACAGCCCGGTTGCCGGCCGTGCAAGCGGGTGCTGAGGAAGCTTGCGGACGCCAAGCTGATCCACCGTTCGGTCGATGTGACCACAGACCCGGAGGGTATGCGGTTCCTGCGGAGCATCGACGCTAAGTCGGTGCCTGTAGTGGTGGCTGACGGATACGAACCGATTGTCGGGTATCAGCCTGACCTGCTGGCCTACCTGATCGACACGTACTTGGAGGACGAAGATGTTTGAGTTCAACATCAGTGTTTCAGTGGGGTTCCCGTCTTTCGCGAAGCTTGTGGAGACGATCCACGATTACGTGTGGGAAGGCGACGACGATGAGTGACCCAGTCAACCACCCGGCCCATTACGCCGGTTTCAGTAACGGCGCGGAGGTTATCGACATCACGGAGAACCTGTCGTTCAACCTGGGCAACGTGGTGAAGTACGTTGCACGCGCTGGGCGTAAGAGCGACGATCCCATCGAGGATCTGTTGAAGGCGCAGTTCTATCTTCGCCGGGAGATCGGACTGCTGGGTGAACTTCCACCCGGCCTTCACAAGTCCGCTGGCACCTTGTTCGAGGACGCAAGCAAAGAGCTGTGGCGTTGGGCTTGGAGCACAAACGACAATAGCTGGCGCTGGGAGTACCTCGACGGCATCGAGTGGATCCCCGTAGTCGGTGCCCCGTCAGCCACGTACGGCCCGTTCAAGGAGAAGCATGGCTAAGCGCATCGTCGTTATCAGCGACACGCAGATCCCTTTCGATGACCGTCGTGCGGTCAAAGCGGTTGTCAAGTTCGTTGGCGACACCCAGCCGGACGAGGTGGTGCATATCGGTGACCTGATGGATTATCCGTCTCCGTCGCGGTGGACTAAGGGCACCGCTGAGGAGTTCGCCCAGAGGATCAAGCCGGACAGCGAGCAGGCGAAGCGCCGGTTCCTCGAGCCGTTGAGGGCCGTTTACGACGGCCCTGTCGGTGTCCACGAAGGCAACCACGACTCGCGTCCCCGCGAGTACCTGGCGAAGTACGCGCCGGCCCTGGTGGAGTACGAGGAGCAGTTCCGGTTCGAGAACCTGTTGAACTTCGACGGGTTCGGTGTTTCGGTGCTGCCTGAGTTCTACAAGCTGGCACCAGGCTGGATCTCCACCCACGGTCACCGTGGCGGGGTGAGGTTGTCGCAGAGGGCATCTGATACCGCGTACAACGCCATGATGCGTTTCAACACGTCGGTGATTATCGGCCACACGCACCGCCAGGGCATCAAACCTCACACGTTGGGGTACGGCGGCAACCAGAAGGTGTTGTGGTCGATGGAGGTCGGAAATCTGATGAACATGAAGCTTGCGCAGTATCTTAAGGGCGCGACGGCGAACTGGCAGTCAGGTTTCGGATTGCTCACTGTCGAGAACAACCACGTGAAGCCAGAGCTGATTCCTATTGTCGGCGGACGCTTTTCGGTCGACGGCAGAGTTTGGGAGGTCTAAAACTTGACACACACCATAATCAATAAGATTTTTGAGAAGGCCACCCGCAAGGCTTTGGTCGGCTGGGAGTCTGAGATCGACTCGTTAGAGCTGTGCAACGAACTGTGGGTCTGGTATCTGGAAAGCCCATATGTTCAGAAGCAGTTCGAGGAGCTGTCTGAGGCGAAGCTAGTTGGCTTCGCCCGTAGGCAGGCGATCAACATCCTGTCTAAGGAAGCTAAAGACAGGGACTTGTTCCAGCACCGGACGATCTACTCTTCCGACTCTGTCAAGGAGTCTCTAGACAGCAAGAGCAAGAACGGCTACCTGGAAAGCATCTTGCCTTTCGCTATGGACGCTTTGGGTTCGAAGAACTCCGGTTACGCGGAAGCTATCCGGGTTCGGTACGAAGACGGGCAGGTTCCCGACAAGTCGGGCGGCGCGGCCATGAAGTTGTCCAGGGCGGTTAAAGCACTCAGTGAGCACGTGAACATCATCGCCCTGACAGCAGGACACGGAAACGGAAAGCCGAAGCTACGCAACCCGGTAGACCCCAGCAACCGTAGCCAGGGCGGCGTCCACTCAGACCCGACAGCGAACATAGCGCTGATGCTCATCGACAACCCTGAGCTGCGGGACGAAGTGCTGTTCGAGTTGCCGCTGGACCAATTCATCAAGGGGAAAGGAAATGTATAACTTGCTCGATTCAACATTCAACGGGATGGGCGGCTCTGAGTTCTACAGGGCCCAGATCTTCCCTGAGCTGTTCCCGAACGAGAAGCAGATGCTGATCGGCAACTGGTCCGAAGAGGACCGTGAAATGTATTGCGGAGCAGATAAGTGAGATTGAAAAACGGTGTGATCGGAAGCTCAGCACCTGTGGTGCATGACGATTACTACGAGGCGAAGAAGCAGGCCGGTCTGATCGGCCCGCCTGAGCAGTACCAAACCAGCTCGTTGTCCGACGAGGCTATCAACAACTACATCGAATCGTGGAGCGTGAATGACTGACATCCCCTGGGGCCCAACGGGCGAACTGGTTTACAACCGAACCTACAGCCGGGTTAAGCCGGACGGTTCACGGGAAACGTGGCCGGAAACGGTGAAGCGGGTTGTCGACGGCAACCTGGCTTTGGTGGACGAACGGTTCCAGCTCGACAACGAGCGCGACGACCTGATCCGCATGATGCTGGACTTCAAGATCCTGCCAGCCGGCCGACACCTGTGGGCGTCCGGCGTCCGCAACGCCGAACACCTTTTCAACTGCTGGGTTTCCGGTTGGCCTGAGAAGATCTCCGATCACTTCCAATTCACGTTTATGAGGTTGATGGAAGGCGGCGGGGTCGGGGCTAACTACAGCAACAAGTACCTCGAGCATTACAACGCGGTGGTACACCCGCTGCAGGTTCACATCGTCTGTGACCCTGAGCATGTCGACTACCAGGCCATGAAAGAGGCCGGTGTGCTGTCGGACCGTTACGACTCAGAATGGTCCGGCGCTTACGCCATCGAGGACAGCCGTGAGGGCTGGGCGGCAGCCCTGGTCGACCTGATCGACACCCACTACCGGGACGGCACCGTCCACTTCCAACGCGTCTACGACGTGTCTCGCATCCGCCCTGCCGGGGCGAAGCTGAAGACGTTCGGCGGGCAGGCTTCCGGCCCGCTGCCGTTCGCCCAGATGCTGCAGAAGGTCAGCGAGGTGCTGTCGGACCGTGCCGGGACACGTCTCACCGGCCTGGACGCTATGGCTGTCGATCACGCTATCGCCCAGTGTGTGGTGGCGGGTGGTGTGCGCCGCAGCGCACGCATGGCGATCATGCATTGGGCTGACCGTCAGATCGAGGACTTCATCCACTGCAAAGCGGAGTCCGGGGAGCACTGGACAACGAACATCAGTGTCGAGGTCGATGACACTTTTTGGTATCAGGCCAAGCAGGGTGACGCGTGGAAAGCGTCGAAGATCATGCGGCACCTGGGTGAGGGCGCTGTCCGTAACGGTGAGCCCGGTATGTGGGACTCTTCGCTGTCGAACAAAGGCGAACCGAACCCTGTCGTGTGTACCAACCCGTGCGGCGAGATCACGCTTCAGGAATGGGAACCGTGCAACCTGGGGCACGTGAACCTGGCCGGGTTTGTCGATGATCTGGGTCAGGTCGACATCGAGGAGTTGTGGCTGGCC